TACAGCCTAGCAACAACCACCCTAGCCGAAAAGTAACGATAATAAACCTTATAAATTACGACAAATATCAGTATGTGGATAACGAACAACCACCTACAGCCCACCTATCGCAACAAGTGTCAATACACAATATCAATACACAATTACTAAATACTAGGTCTAGCAAGGAAGAATATAAGAAAATAGGAGAATGGGGAGAATATACCATTATCTTGAAAGACTCTAAAAAATATCTAAAACATAAATGGAAAGATGAGCCTTTGAAAGAATACCAATGATTGCGATATTAAGGATATTTAAGTATGTTAGAAAAAGATTGATTAATCTCTCTATTGAAAATAAAAGGTTAAAGATGCAACTTGAATTTTACAAAGCTATAGTAGAAAGCGATATAAGTAAGAAGCATTAAATGGTCAGAAAAAAGTCAAAATTTAGACATATTTCAATAGGGAAAAATAAATATTATTTTTATACTATCTTATGGATTGATCCATGTGGAGATTCTGGCCATGCAAACGAAAAAGAATTTTTATCCATGACTCCAGCTTTAATGACAACTAATGCTTATGTTTTTAAAAAAGATAAAAAATACTTATGGACATTTGCTAGTTATGATGACGAAACCTTTAGTGATAGAAACTGTTTTCCTATTGGTTGCATAAAAGAGATGAAAAAAGTGGAGATATAATGAAAATAGAAAACGCAGATATAAACACAATAAAACCTTATGAAAACAATCCTAGAAAATTAAAAGACTTGGCTATTGAAAAGGTGGCTATGTCTTTAAAAGAATATGGTTTTAGACAACCAATTGTGGTCGATAAAGATAGAATTATTGTTGTAGGTCATACTAGATACCGAGCCTCTAAAAAATTAGGTTTTAAAGAAGTACCAATAACTATTGCTGACAATCTTACACCAGAACAGATAAACGCATATAGAATAGCTGATAATAGAACTGCCGAAGAATCTGAATGGGATAGCGAATTACTTAAAATGGAAATAAAAGATTTAGAGGCTAAAGATTTTAAACTAGACTTATTAGGTTTTAATGAAGATCAGCTAAATGATATGTTATTCGAGGAAAAACAAGGTTTAACTGATGAAGATGAAGTACCTGAAGCACCTGAAGAACCTATATCTAAACTAGGAGATATTTGGAAACTTGGTAATCATAGGCTTATGTGTGGGGATAGCACTTTAATAGATAGCTTTGATAAACTATGTACCGAACAAGCCGATATGATATTTACCGATCCACCTTATGGAATGTCTTATGGTGGAGGAAGAGCAGAGGGTAGTACTCAAAAAGGTGCGTTAGTAAAAGCACATGGAATGATTAAAAATGATGATTTAAGAGATGATGCTTTAATAACTTTAGTAAAAGATAGTTTAGGTACTGCGTTAATGAAATCTAAACAAGGGTGTTCAGCTTATATATGTTTCACTTGGAGAACTTATAGTGAGTTTTATAAAGCTATATCCGATGCTGGTTATAAAATTAAAAACTGTGTAGTCTGGGATAAAAAATCTATTGGTTTGGGTCAAAGTCACTATAGACCTCAACATGAATTTATATTTTACTGTGGAGAGCAATGGTATGGAGATAAATCTCAATCTGATATATGGCAGATGAGTAGAGGTGCAACTTCTAAATATGTACACCCAACTCAAAAGCCTGTTGAGTTAGTTTGTAAAGCATTAGAAAACTCTAGTAAAAACGAAGATATAGTTATAGATTGTTTTGGAGGATCAGGTAGCACTATAATAGCCTGTGAAAAATTAAACAGAAAAGCAAGAATTATGGAGTTAGACCCTAAATACTGTGATGTTATTATTAAGCGTTGGGAAAATTTCACAGGAGCAAAAGCGAAGTTAGAAAATGGACAAAATTAAGGCAAATAAGACAGAAAAAAGACAAGGTGCTGGAAGACCTAAGATAGTGGTAGATATAGAAATACTAAAGAATCTAGCATCTATTGGCTGTCCTGACTATGAAATAGCCAGTGTATTAAATATATCTCCTAAAACACTTAAACGAAATTATGCACATATTGTAGAACAGTTTAAAGAAAAGGGTAAAGCTAGTTTAAGAAAAAAAATGTGGGATAAAGCAGTTAAAAAAGATAATACCCATATGCAGATTTGGTTAAGTAAAAACTATTTAGGTATGAAAGATAGAACTCAAACTGAATCTATCGTTGAGCCTTTACCATTAATAATAGACGCAAAAGCAGATGAGGTAGATGGCTAAAAAAAAAGGTAATCTATTTGGTGCAACAGTTGAATATACTAAAACAAATAAAGGAACTTCTATTGGTAGAAAGCCAATAACAAGTACAATGAATAAAAACAAACGAAGACAACGAGGGAAAGGAAAATATCGTGGACAGGGCAAATGAAATAGGAGAAAATACATTTTTAAAATTAAGACAACAAAGAGATCAAGCTAGATCAGAATGTGATCAAGTAAAAATCCAAAGAGATGTAGCTTTAAGAAAATTAAATAAAGCATTAGAAATTGTTAAGACTTTAAATAAATTAATCAAATCATAATGGATTTAATACTGCTTAATGATGGTTTATATAGCTTAGTTTCTGTTACTAAAGAAATGATGCAAGGTATAGAAATTATGGAAGAAATAGATTGCTTTGATCTATGTGATATTCTTAGATTACATCTTACTACATATTATGAGCCACCTTATAATGTTCATGTAATGAATAATGGTAGTGGAGATTTTTATGGGTGTATTTGTAAATGATTTATGATATTTACTTTGCATGGCTAAATATAAAGGTAAATCAGTAAAACTTAACAAAGTACAAAGAGGTGATGTCAAAAAATTTAAGGTATTTGTACGAAATAAAAAAACAGGCAGAGTCCAAAAAGTAAATTTTGGTGCTAAAGGAATGACTATTGGTCGTAATGACCCAGCACGAAGAAAAAGTTTTTTTTCTAGATTCCAACCAATTTATAACAAAGCAAAAAGATCAGGTAAGCAAATTACTTTACAGCCTGTGCATTGGGCAATGGTTACATGGAGAAAAGGATTTAAAATATGAAAGTAAGTGAAAACACATCTGTTGCTATGCCAATCAAAAATATGATTGGAATTATTATTGGTGTTGCTATGGGTATATTCGCATATACAGAATTAACTTCAAGAATACAAAGTCTTGAGACATCAAGAGAATTATTCCAAGCTGATCTACTTAAAAAATCTGAACAAAAACCTACAGACCAAGAACAATTTATGCTTCTGGAACATATAGCAGAGCAAGTAGAAAATATCCAAGCAGAGATGGAAACTATGAGAAATAATAATGTCAATATTAAATATGCAATGAAAGATATAGAAAAAATTAAAGAACAATTAGAAATTATAAAAGATAAGGTAAGAGCAAATGGAAAGAGTTACTAGAAAAATTGTTACATATTTAAATGACATGGAAAAAAAAGCTAAACAAATGAGTTTTATAAAAAACTTAAAAAAAGAAGTAGAGATAGGAAAAAATGGAACTCAAAAATATGTTATTAAACAAGGTAAAAACAAAGGTAGAATATTATGATTGAAACAGTTGTAGCTTTGTTATTAGTAATTAATTCTGAAATTAAAGAAGCTCGTATTCAACAAGATTTAAGCAGTTGTCTTAAAGGCAAAAGATTAGCAATGCGTGAAGTTAAAAATGATAATATAGCTTATCAATGTATTAGAACAAAAGCAGAGTTAGAACTAAATATAGATGGTTCTAAATCAATAAAAAAATTAATAATAGAATAATATGATTGATGAAGATAGGACATACGAAAACGAAGTTAGGTTTAATAATGATAGATTGGGTGTTAAAAATATTGGAAAAAATAACAAGAGCAATATTCCATTGGACTTGGAGAGTACAGATACACCGAAAACACAAAAGGAAGAAGTAAATGGAATATGTACTAACGATAATAATGTGTGCTATTGTAGAGGGTAAAACAACTTGTTTGCAACCTTATCAATTTGAAAAACAATATAATGATGCTTACGAATGTATGCTTGATGGTTATACAGAGTCATATAATAAGATTATTGAATTAGGTAGAGATAATGTTAATGAATACAATATCTACATAAAATTTGGTTGTAATGAAAATAACTCTAACGAAACCCCAACTTAAAGTAAGTCAATCACAAGCTAGATTCAGAGTTTTAATATCAGGTCGTAGATTTGGTAAAACTTATTTAGCTGTTACAGAGATGATGAAATACGCATCTCAACCAAATCGTAAAATTTGGTATGTAGCACCCACATTTAAGATGGCCAAAGAGATTGTGTGGGGAACTCTTAAAGAAATGCTTAATCAGTTTAATTGGATTGAGGATATTAACGAAACTACAATGACTATAACTATAAGAAAAACAAATAGTCAAATATCATTAAAAGGTGCAGATAATTATGACTCATTAAGAGGTACAGGATTAGACTTTTTAATATTAGATGAATTTGCAGATATAGATAAACGAACTTGGTACGAGGTCTTGAGAGCGTCTATTTCTGATCGTCTTGGGGAAGTTTTATTTTGTGGGACACCGAAAGGATATGGAAATTGGTCATACGAACTTTATCTAAAAGGAAAGCAAGATGATGATTGGGAGTCTTTCCAATATACAACTATTCAAGGTGGTATGGTTACATCAGAAGAAATAGAACAAGCTAAACAAGATATTGATATTAGAACTTTTAGACAGGAGTTTGAGGGTACTTTTGAGAACTATGCTGGTAGTGTTTATTATAACTTCCACCCTGTAGATAATGTTGTTAAGCCAAGAGAAATTGATTGGACTAAACCCTTTCATCTGGGGGTCGATTTTAATGTGGATCCCATGTCGTGTTGTGTTGCTCAAATAGAAAAAGAAAAATTATATTTTATAGATGAGATAGTTATTTATGGAAGTAATACTGATGAATTAGTACAAGAGATTAGAGATAGATATGGAAGTAAAGCACAAATAATTGCTTACCCTGATCCAGCATCTAAACAACGTAAGACTTCTGCTGGTGGTAGAACTGATTTATCTATTTTACAAAATGCTGGATTTAAAGTTAAGGTAAAACACAAACACCCAGCTATACGAGATCGAGTCAATGCTGTGAATAGTAGGCTCAAAGATTCTAATGGCGAAAGACACATTTTTGTTTCACAATCTTGCAAAACACTGATAAAAGGTTTACAAAGACAAATATACAAGGAGAATACAAATATTCCTGATAAGGAAGATGGATTCGATCATATGAATGATGCTTTAGGATATATGATTGATTACTTAAAACCATTAACTACTCAGGCAAGATTTAACTCTCCAACAAGATGGACAATGAAGTAATTTATGGCATATACACGAGATCAAGCAATAGACACCCACAAAGACTATTCCGAAACAATTAATAATTGGGAGTATTACATTAGATCATACAATGGTGGTTTTGATTATATGGTTGGCCAATATCTTAACAGATATAATTTAGAATTAGATAACGAGTTTAATCAAAGACTTGCTAATACTCCATGCGATAATCATTGTAAAAATATTATTCAAATTTATTCATCATTCCTTTTTAGAGTTAGACCAAGTAGAGATTTTGGTTCTTTGCAAGATGAACCTAGTTTAGAATCATTCTTAAAAGATGCTGATCTTGAGGGTAACAATTTAAACTCTGTAATTAAACAAGCACAAAACTATGCGTCTATTTATGGTCATTGTTTTTTAATGTTAGATAAACCTAATGTAACTACAAACACTAGAGCAGAAGAACTAGATCAAGATATTAGACCATACTTATCAATCGTTACTCCTGAGAATGTTTTAGATTGGAATTTTGAAAGACAATTAAATGGTAAATACGAACTTAACTATTTAAAAGTTAGAGAAGAAGTAGATAAGAATGGGGGAACTTACATGAGAATTTGGTATCCAGATAGAATAGATACTATTTACATGGAAGAAAGATCAGAGCCTAGATTGATAGATACTGTACCAAATATGATTGGCAAAATACCAGCAGTTATTTTATACAATTCTAAATCGCACAAACGAGGAATTGGTCAATCAGATTTAACAAGAACTCAAAAGACAGGAATAACATCTGGTGTTGCACTACAAACAGAATTTGAATTATTAAATGCTAGACTATCTGAGAAAGCTGACAACTTACAAATAGCAGAAGAACAACTATTTAGATTATATGCTATATTCCAAAACACTACATTTGATGGAGAAATTAATTATCCAGACTCATTCAACATTAGAGATTATGCAAGTGATTTAGTGTACTTCCAACAAGCTAAAGCATTAAATATTGGCTCTCCAACATTTGCTAAAGAAGTTGATAAAGAAATTGCTAGAGCAGTTGTAGATGATGATGCTAAACTAAATGATATATTTGATGAGATAGATCAAGCATCAGAAGTAGGTCAATTTACACAAGACGAACCAGCACAAGAAGATCAAGAAGTAGAGCAAGAGCAAATATAAATGAATGGCAGATATAGTAAAAGACGCAACATTTTATAGAATCAAGCAAATAGAACTTGCTGAAGCAGAATATTACAAATCATTAATAAAAACCCTAGATAGAATAGAAAGAGAAGTAGTTGCTACTGCATCAAGATTACCTTTAACAGATGGTAAGTTAATTGAACTACAATCAGCTATAGCAATAAGACCACAGATAAAAGCTATCTTAGAAAAAGAATATCTTAAATGGTCTGATACAGTTGTTAGAGAGGGTTTTAATAAACAAGCTAAACGAATAGAAAAAGCATTTAAAAGAATTGGTAATATTCCTGTAGAGTTTCAAGAACTAACTAAAGGTGATCTAGCATTAGTACAAAATCTAAAGCAACAATATTTTACTCAGTTCAAAGATGTATCTAATACATTTACAAGACGACTATCAGAAAAGGTTTATCAGAATACATTAGTAGGTAGTGATTTTGCAGTATTAGAAAAAGAACTTAGACAAACAATAAATGGTATTTATGCTAGTTCAGATGATCCAGAAATACAACGATTAGTAAATTATATAAATGACAATAAGTTTGATAAATCAAAACAAGCAGAGGTTGATAAGTTTATACAAACATTACAATCTAAGTTTGCAAGAGATAGGGCTGGAGAAAATATGAAACGATATGCTGGTCAGATATTAAACGACTCATTAAGAGATTTTGATGCCACATTAAATTTTAATAAGTCTAAAGATGCTGGTTTAACTTTTGTTAAATACTATGGAGATGTAATACCTACCACTAGAGATCATTGCAGAAATATAATTAATGGAGTATATAACAAGAGGAAAAGTGGACTTTTCACAATTGATGAAGTCAATTCACTTTGGACAAGTAGAAGTTGGAAAGGCAAAAAGTCTGGAAATCCTCTAGTTGTTCGTGGTGGTTATAATTGTCGTCATCAATGGTCTTATGTCAATCCAGATTGGTATGACAGCAAAGGCGAACTAATAATATAATAGGAGAAAACAATGTCCGAAGAACAAAAAAATGTTGCACCAGAAGTGGCAACTGAAACACCAAAAGAAGAAGTAAAAGTTGAAGAAACAAAACAAAATACTTTTACCCAAGAACAATTAGACAACATAATTAAAACAAGACTTGAAGCAGAAAAAAGTAAGTATGAAAAAAAACTTCAAGAAGAAGAAAGCCAGAAAGCTGAACTTTTAAAAGAACAACAATTAAAAGAAGCTAAATCTAAAGCAGATATTGAAAAAATCATGCAAGAAAGATTATCTGAAAAAGACTTAGAGTTACAAAAGGTAAGAGATCAAATCAAAAAAGAAAAAGTTGATAATTCTATTTTATCTATTGCTAACAAAGAAAAATCTATCAACGCACAACAAGTTGTAGCTTTATTAAAAAACGAAGTTAAATATAATGATGATGGCAGAATAGAAATAGTTGATAATAATTCTAATGTACGATATAACACTAAAGGAGAACTTTTAACAATTGAAGATCGAGTGAAAGAGTTTTTAGATGCTAACCCACATTTCCGTCAAGGGTCATTGTCAGGTTCAGGAAGCCAGAGTAGTGTCGAGGGTAAAACTGTTAAACCATTTAATCTACAGGACTTAGACTTAACAAAACCAGATGATTATAAAGCCTATGCAGAATATAGGAAAAAAAGAGATTCAGGTGCTGTTGAGATTAATTTAACTAAAAAATAATAAAGGACAAATAAAATGGCAAACGAAAGCACAAGTTCTACGCTATCAGAACTATATACAGAGATAGTGGCAGAAGCACAATTTGTTATTAACGAGAAATCTATAATGAAAAATCTTGTTAAAAATTATGCTATATCAGGTGGTGGAAAATCAGTAGAAGTTCCAATTTATGCACAAGTAAGTGCTGGGGCAGTATCAGAAGCATCTGATTTATCAAACACAGCTATCAACCCAAGTTCAGTAACTATTACTGCATCAGAAGTTGGTATTATGACAACTCTAACAGACTTAGCAAGAAATTCAGCACCAAGAAATGTAGCTGGAGACATTGGTAAATTGTTTGGAGAAGCAATTGCTAAAAAAATGGATCAAGATTTACTTGCTCTATTTGATGGTTTCTCAACTGCTGTTGGAACAGACAGTTCAGCTTTAACACCAGCAACAATCTTTAATGCGGCTTCAACTTTAAGAGCATTAGGATTGCCTGTTGATGAAACTTATTGTGTATTGCACCCAAAAGTAGCTTTTGATCTTAAATCAGGATTAACTAATACTTTTGCTGGTCTATCAACTGACCTATCAAACGAAGCATTAAGAAGTGGCTTTATTGGTCAAATTGCTGGTATCAAAATATTTGAAACTGGTAACATGGCAAATACTGGTACTACTGGAGATTTCAAAGGTGGAATGTTCCATAAAGATGCTTTAGGTCTTGCAATGATGCAAGATATTAAAATTGAAACTCAGCGTGATGCTTCTTTAAGAGCAGATGAAATCGTAGCAACAGCAGTTTATGGTGTTGGCGAATTACATGACTCTTATGGTGTAGAAGTACTTGCAGATTCTTCAATACTATAATAATACTTTTAAAGTGGGGGGTTTAACTCCCCACTTTATGAAAAAGGAATAATATTATGAAACTAACTAATGGAAAAAAAATCATAGAAAGAAAAGAAGAAGATTATCAAAAAAATATTAATATATGGAATTTAAGAGGTTGGAAGCCTGTCAATGATAATGTTAAAAAAGTAGAAGAAACTTTTGAAAATGAAACAAAAGTAGTACCTATTAAATCAAAAAAAAAAAAGACGAAAAAGAAATGAATAACATAAAAAAATATATAAAACTAGCAAAGCGAAATCCTAGAATTAGTTTAAGTGTTGCTGTTATAGTTATAATTATATTATCTTGGGTGTTTTAATATGGCTAATTATACAGGGGCTAATGTTATTACCACATCAGATGTTTTAAAATATCAACCAGATGCATTTGATTTTGGTATTTCTACAACAGCTACAGAAACAACAAACTTTTTAGCACAAACTACTAATGATATTTTAAGAGCATTAAGAGTAGAATGGTGGCCTGTATATAAAACAAATATCTTCACAGATATTACAGTTCTTAATACTGCTGAAATGGATAATACAAGAGTTAATTTAGATCAGTTTGAAAGGGCTGGTGTTTATTTATTTCTTGGAAGATTTTATTTACCAGCATTAACTAAATTTAGACCAGAAACAGAAAAGGATAGATTTGAAAGAATGGCAGAATATTATATGAGCCAATACAATATCGAATGGAGAATGATATTAGAAGATGGTGTTGAATATGATGTAGATGATTCTGGAACAATTGTAGCAAACGAGAGAGAACCTTTACATGGATTTAGAAGATTGACTAGATAATGGCTTTAGATTTAAAGATTAAAACTAATGCAAAATTTGTTGAAAAAAGATTTAAAAGAATAGAAAAAAAGTTTAAAAGCACAATCCAAAAAGGAATATTACAAGCTGGTTTTCAATTATTAGATATTATAAGAACTAAAACACAAAAAGGTATAGATTTTAGAGATGTACCTTTTGTTCCATATTCATCAGGTTATTTAAAAAAATTACAAAGAGAGGGTAAATCAACAAAAGTAGATTTATTTTATAGTGGTAGAATGTTGGGTGCATTAACTCCATCTAGTAGAACTATAAAAAAAACAGGCACAAATAAAGTTAGTGTTAATTTTAGTAATTCACAAATGAGACAAAGAGCATTTTTTAATCAAGTATTAGGAAAAAATAAGAGGGAATTTTTTGGATTTAATGATAGAACAGCTAATATAATAAGAAAACAATTTAACAGATTTGTAGCAAAAGAATTTAGGAAAGCAAGAATATGAGTGTAAGGGAAAACATAGCAAGTAATTTATTATCAACCATATCAGGTATAAGTAGCCCAATCACAATAAGAAAAGCTACAAGGCAACCATTTCTGTTAGACGAATTATCAGAACAACAATATCCAGCAGTAATAGTTCAAACATCAGAAGAAAATAGAGATGATTCTGAATTAGGTAGTGGTGCTAAAACAAGACATGGAACTATAGATTTTGTTATATTAGGTTTTGTTAAGGGTGCAGAGTCTAACATAGATACTAAAAGAAATGAATTAATTACAGCTATTGAAACTTCATTAGAAACTGATATTACTCGAAGTGGTAATGCTTTAGATACAGAGGTTATTCAAGTTGAAACTGACGAGGGTTCTTTATTTCCTGTTGGTGGAATAAGAATGACTATTAGATGTATGTATGAGTATCAAGCTGGAACACCATAGGAGATAAAATGACAACAAAAATTATAAATAAAATAGAAAAAAAAATAGATCAAATAGAAAAATTACACGATAAAGAGTCTATGTTATGTGAAGAAGTAAAAGACTTATTAGCAGAATTAAAAGAAAACCAAGAAGAAGATAATCAAGAATGGGAAGAAGATTTAGATGATGAAGATTTTGAGGAAGATGAAGAAGATATTGACGAAGAGGAAGAAAACTAATAAAAGTAATTATGGCTAAAGATATTAAATTATACAAAGATAATTCTGAGATAATTATTAATGAATCTAATCTTGAACATTTTTTAAGTTTAGGATATAAGCAAGAAAAAGAAAACAAACAAACTAAACCAAATAAGGATAAGAAATGGCAACACATCACGGAAAAGAAGGAGTTGTAAAAGCTGGTGGAACTGCTGTTGGGGAACTAACATCATTCACACTTGAAACAACAGGAGACGTAGTAGAGGACACAGCTTTATCAGATGCAACTAAATCATTTGTTGCTGGTAGAACTTCATTCTCTGGAACATTAGAAATGCACTTTGACGAAACTGATAGCCCACAAACAACTTTAATTGCTGGTGCTTCAATTGCTTTTATTCTGTTACCTGAGGGTGCAACCTCTGGAGATAGAAGTTTCACAGGAACAGGAATTGTTACAGGAATGTCAGTTAATAACTCAATGGATGCAATTATTTCTAGAACTGTTACTTTTCAAGGTACAGGGGCATTAACTATAGGAACTGTATAATCCTAATTTATGTCAGTTATCGATAGAGTAAAGTCTCATTTTGAAACTCTTAAAACTATAACTATTGAAGTTAAAGAGTGGAAAGACGAGCATGGTAATTCTAGTATATTTTTCTCAGAGCCATTAACCCTTGAAGAAAAAAACATTATCTTTAAGAAGTCTAGTAATTTTCAAGACTTAACTGTTCTTGTTGATTTGCTTATAATGAAGTTATTAGTTAAGAATGATAAAGGCGAAATGATTAAAGCCTTTAGCCCAGAAGATAAATTTGCATTAAAAAAAAAAGCAGATTCGAATGTAATATCAAGTATTGCTAATCAAATCCTTTTAGACACAAGTTACGAGGAAGCCGAAAAAAAGTAGATAGCGACCCTGATATTAGGTCGCTTTTAGTTGTTGCAGATAGACTACATATTCCAATTCAACAAGTTCTTGATATGCCTGTTAGCCATTATAATTTATGGTTAGCTTACTTGAAAAAAGAACAAGATGGGTATAAAACAAAACAAGCATTAGCAGAAGCAAGGAATTTTAAATAATGACAAGTCAAAAGTTAAACATAGATATTGTAGCAAAGGATAAGTCGAAACAGGCTTTAAACAATGTTCAAAAAGGTTTAGCAAAAGTAAAAGGTGCAGTATTCAATCTTAGAAATGCTTTTCTAGGTTTAGGTGCTGGGTTAGTAGCAAGAAGTTTAATTAACACAGGAAAAGATATTGAAAATTTAAGAGTAAGATTAAAATTTCTACTTAAAGATACAAATGAGGGTGCAAAAGCTTTTGACAATATGTCAGAATTTGCATCTAAAGTTCCATTTTCATTAGAAGAAATATCAAGAGGGTCAGGTATTTTAGCAACTGTTACAGACAATGCTGACGATCTACAAAAAATGTTAGAGATAACAGGGAATGTAGCATCTGTAACAGGATTAGATTTTAGAACAACAGCAGAACAAATACAAAGATCATTTAGTGCTGGTATTGGTTCAGCAGATTTATTTAGAGAAAAAGGTGTAAGAAATATGTTAGGCTTTAAAGCTGGTGCAACAGTTTCTATTGAAGATACAATTCAAGCATTTGAAAAAGTATTTGGTAAAGGTGGAAGATTTGGACAAGCAACAGATGAATTAGCAGAAACTTTTACAGGAACTCTATCAATGATAGGAGATAAAATATTTAGCTTTAAGAAAACTATTTTAGAGGCTGGTTTATTTGAAAGTCTTAAAAAAGAATTTGGTTCATTAGATAAATTTTTAGAAGAAAACTCAAAACAAATAGATCGTATTGCAGAAGATATTGGTATTGCTTTAGGCTTTGCAGTAAAAAAAGTTGCTGATTTTGTAATTATTTTAAAAGACAATATGGATAAATTTGCAGTAGTCATAAAAACTTTAATTGCTATTAAAGTTGTTTCTTTGTTTATTGCTTTAGGAAAAGCAATTAGATTTTCAGCAAAACAAATGTCAAAATTTTCTGTTGCAACTTTAATGAGTGTAAAAGGAATAAAGAGTTTTGCTTTATTAGTTGCTAAAGGTGGTGCTTTATTTGTAGCATTTAAAGGTATTGATAAATTATTTGAAGAAACAGCAGAAAGTTTTGAAGATTTTTCTAATAAAGTAAAAAACAGTTTACCAGACATAAGAGATATACACAAAACAATGATAAGAACAAAAGAATCAGTAGTAGATATTGCTAAAGCAGAAGAAGCTATTGCAAAAGCAAAAGAAAAACAATTAAAAATACAAAACCTTTTATTAGAAGAAGCAAATAAAAAAAGATTAAAATTCCATGAATTAGAAACAGAGGGAGTTAAAAAATTTAAAGAAAAAAATGATGTTGCTGGACAAGTATTACAAAAATTAAAAGAACACAATGCAGAATTTTCTCTATCATCTGAAATTGTAAGCACTATAACATCTTTTACAAATAAAATGTCAAGATCATTAGCAGAGGCAGTTGTATTAGGTAAATCTTTAAATATGTCATTTCAACAATTAGCACAAGGTTTGTTAGTAGATATTCTTGCTAAAATGATTGAAAGAATAATGTTACTTACAATAGAAAAATTTATTATAGAAAAAATATTTAAACAAGATAGTAAAAAACTAGATATAGAAAAAAACATCACAAAAGAAAAAAAAAAACAAGTTGTACTTCAAGCAATGCTAATGGCTATGGGTGGGGGAAGTTCAGGAAGCGGTGGTTTTTTAGGTGGTTTAATTGGCAGAGCATCAGGAGGAGCAGTATCAAAAGGTAAGCCAATTATGGTAGGAGAAAACGGCCCAGAAATGTTTATTCCAAATCAAACAGGGCAAATTACACAAAATGCTAGGGGTTCAGGTGGTGGTGCAACTACAGTTAATTTTAATATTAATACAGTAGATGCCTCTGGTTTTGATGAACTATTACAAAGATCAAGAGGAACTATTACACAATTAATTAATAGTGCAGTTAATGAGAGAGGTGCTAAAAGTATAATATAATGTCAGGTGCTTTTCCAATATCTTCTGCTAAGTTTGAAACTCTAGGAATTAAATCTATACAAAATACTATTATATCAAAAACTGTATCTGGTAAAAAACTTGCTAGACAAATAGATAATCAAAGATTTGCATTTACAGTTAGAATAGTTACTGCAACTAGATCAGATGTTTATGGAGAGTTAATGGCATTTATAATTAAACAAAGATCAGGAAAAGAAAATTTTACAATTATCCCACCAGAAATAGAAGATGCTAAAGGAAACGAAACAGGAACAATTTTAGTTAATGGAGTTCACGCAGTTGGAGATACTACTATTGCAGTAGATGGACACCAAAATAATAATCCAAACGCATTTAAGTCAGGAGATTTTGTAAAATTTGCTAGTCACGATAAAGTATATATGATTGTAGCAAATGTTGATCCTAGTGGTAATGCTTCAACATTAACTATTGAGCCACCTTTACTTACTGCTCTTGCAGATAATTCAGCAGTTACTTATGACAATGTACCTTTCACAGTACATTTAACAAATGATATTCAAGAGTTTGGAGTTGTTTCAGTTGCTAAAGATGGTGCATTATTATATCAATTTGAATTTGATGTAGAAGAATCTTTATAGTGAAAAAATATAAAATAACTCATAAAATAAATGCCGATTTTATTGCAGAAATTATTGTAAATGAAGATCAAATAGACACTAATATTAATGATCTTAAAGAATACAAGAAACCTAATAGCAAATTTGAATATACTATGTTAAAAGGTACAGAAAGTGTAACTCAAACAACTTACGAAGAACATGACCAGAAGTTTAACAACAGCGATAAAAAATCAACTAGCGACTAATGATATTAGACCAATACACCTTGTTACTATTGGTTTTAGCACTCCTGTTAATTTCACAGATTGTTCTTTTCCTTTAACTTCTTCTGTATCTGGTTCATCAGTTACTTATTCAGCATCAGATCATTTATTAGGTATATCTGATTTTAATGAACAAACAGATGTTAGTAAATCAAGCATAACTCTTACTTTATCTGGTGCAGATCAAACATTTATATCAACAGTTCTAAATGAAAATGTAATTAATGATGTAGTTACTATTTTTAGAGGATTATTAGCTGATGATAATACTATAATTGCAAATCCTTTTTTACTTTATAAAGGAAACATTGAAAATTTTGAAATATCAGAACAAAAAACAACAAGCACATTATCATTATCTATTGTATCTCATTGGGCAGATTTTAATAAAAAAAATGGTCGTAAAACAAACAATACATCACAGCAAAGATTTTTTAGCACAGATGTAGGAATGGATTTTAGTTCTGAAACAGTACAAGATATTAAATGGGGTAGAAAATAATGAGAGATATTATTTCATTATATAGAAATTATAAAAAATACGATCATTTACAAGATTACGATTTAGAATATTATTTAACTCCTAGTATTGAACTTAATCAATATAAAAAACATTATTATAATAATAAATTAGTGGGTTTTACTAATTGGGCATATTTATCAGATAACGCATCTAATAATTTTCAAAAAACAGGAATTATAAACAATGATGAATGGAACTCAGGTAATAATATTTGGCATATAGAAACTATTTGTATTTCTAATTTAAAAGATATTATGTCATGGACAAAAAATTATTTTGCAAAGAAATTTGGTTCAAGTAAAATGATTAATTGGTTAAGAACAGACAATAGTAAAATATATAGAAATACACAAATAATTATAAAGGATTATTGGGCATGGGGTCAATAGTAAGATCAGTTGTTAGCATAGGTGCTAGAGTATTATCTGGTGGAAATCCGTGGGTTTCTTTAGGTGTTACTCTTTTTATGTCATGGGCATTAAGACCAAAAACACCAGAACAACCAGATTTTGGTACTAATACATTTGATGATTTTGAAAAAGGTATATTACTTAACAAACAATCAAATGACTCTAATATTCCTGTTATTTATGGAGAAAGATTAACAGGGGGAACTAGAGTTTTTATGGAAACTTCTGGAAATGACAACACTTATTTATATATGGCTATTGTAATGTCAGAGGGAGAAATAAACGATATAGAAGAAATAAGAGTAGATGATAAAGTTGTAACTTGGGCAAGTGCTTTATCTGATGGAACTGAAGTTGATGTAAATAGTTCTGATAGCAATTTTTTTAAAAGTTCAACTAGTTTAATTAGGGTACAACCACATTTTGGAACTGATGGTCAATCAGCATCATCTTTATTATCAACATTATCTAGTTGGGGAAGTAACCATAAACTTAGTGGGCTTTGTTACTTAGCTTTAAGATTTAAATGGAACTCTGACGCATTTACAGGAATTCCAAAAGTACAAGCTAAAATACAAGGTAAAAAAGTTAAAACATATAATTCAAGTTTAGTAGAGCAAACTGCATCTTATCAGACAAACCCATCTTGGTGTTTATTAGATTATTTAACTAATGCAAGATATGGAAAAGGTATAGCAATAAGTGAAATAGATTTACAATCTTTTTATGATGCTTCTGTTGTTTGTGCAACTCAAGTAACACCATATTCTGGTGCAAGTGATATAAATATATTTGATTGTAATTCTGCCATAGATACATCAAAAAATATTATTGATAATGTAAGAGAAATGTTAAAAGGTTGTAGAGGGTATCTTCCTTACAATGCTGGTAAATATAATCTAGTAATAGAAACAACAGGAACTGCATCTATTACATTAACAGAAGATGATATTATAGATGGTTATTCTTTATCAACACCCACAAAAAATGATAGATATAATAGAGTTATAGTTGGTTTTGTAAATCCAGATCGTAATTTCCAAGTTGACGAAGTTCAGTTTCCACCAATAGATGATAGTGCTTTACCAAGTGCAGATCAACACGCAACTATGAAAGCTAGTGATGGTGGATTTTTACTTGAGGGAAGATTTAATTTTACCACGATCACAAGTCCATATCAAGCTGAAGAACTTGCTGAAGTAATTTTAAGAAGAAGTAGAGATGCTTTATCTTTAGGTATTAAGGTTAATTTTAATGCTTATGATTTAGCAATAGGAGATATTGTAAATATCACACATAGTTCTTTAGGCTTTTCTGCAAAACCATTTAGAGTTTTAGGAATTACTTTTAATGAAGATTTTACAATAGGTTTAACTTTAGTAGAACATCAAGACGCACATTATACATGGGCAACTAAAACACAAGCTACAGCAACACCTAGTACAAATCTTCCTAATCCATTTAATGTGCAACCACCAGCAAGTGTAACTTTATCAGATCAATTAGTTCAATATAATGACGGAACAGTTATTGTGGCCTTAGATGTAAGTATTGGTGCTTCTCCTGATAGCTTTGTAAGTTTTTATCAAGTAGAATATAAATTAAGCACAGATACTAATTTTATTATTTATGCACAAGGTTCTGGATTAAATCATAGAGTATTAAATGTTATTGACCAACAAACTTATGATGTAAGGGTAAAAGCAGTATCAAGTTTAGGTGTATCGTCATCTTATGTATCTGCACAAAGAACTATTGTAGGTGCTCTTGCACCACCCTCTGATTGTGAAGATTTTTCGTGTAATATTGTAGGAACATCTGCTCATTTGTCTTGGAAAGCTATAACAGACTTAGATTTAGCATTTTATCAAATTAGATATGCAAAAGAAACTGATGGAACAGCAGATTGGCAAAACTCAGTTAATTTAGTGACTAAGGTATCAAGACCAGCAACATCAATATCAGTACCAGCTAGGGCTGGAACTTATCTTATTAAAGCAGTAGATAAACTTGGTAACTTTAGTTCTAATGCTACATCTATTATTTCTAATGTAACAGATGTTATAAATCATAATGCAGTAGCAACACAATCAGAACACCCTGATTTTAGTGGTACATTTTCAGATACAATATTAACTGATGGTGCAATTGAATTAGATTCATCTGAACTGTTTGATAGTGCATCTGGAAATTTTGATGACGAAACAACTAGAGTATTTGATTCTGGTGTCTCTAATGCTGACTATAATTCAAGTGGTAATTATCAATTTGCAGATATTATAGATGTTGGTGCAAAACATACTTGTAGAATTACTGCAAGTATAACTCAAACATCTGATAACCCAGACGATCTATTTGATAACAAATCTGGATTGTTTGATTCTGCAAAATCTAACTTTGATGGAGATACACCAGCTAACTGTGATGCTCATTTAGAAATAGCAACAAGTGATGATAACACAACTTACACATCTTTTAGAAATTTTGTAATCGGTAACTATACTGCTAGATATTTTAAATTTAGAGTTGTTTTAACTTCTTCTGATAATGCTTCTACACCAAGAGTTTCAGAGGTTACTGTTACAGTTGATATGCCTGATAGAATATTTAGTGGTAATGACATAGTATCTGGTGCTGGTACTAAAACTGTAACATTTACAAATCCATACAAATCTGTTAATTATGCTGTAGGAATTACAGGAGAAAATATGGCTACAGGAGATTTCTTCACAGTATCTAATAAAACAATTAATGGCTTTGATGTTTTATTTCAAAATTCAAGTGGAACTAACATTTCAAGAACATTTGATTTTATTGCAAAGGGTTTCTAAAAGGAGTATAACAAATTATGGCACAACACGATTATAATATAGCAAACCAATCATTTCCAGCAACTAGAACTGATATTAATAATGTTTTATCTGCTATTAATTCTTCTAACTCTGGTACATCAAGACCAAGTGGTGCAGTATCTGGAACTATCTGGCTAGATACTTCTGGGGGTGTAACTGCCTATGCTTTAAAATTTTTTGATGGTTCAGATGATATTACTTTAGCCAATATAAATACCACTGCAAATACTGTAGATTTTGTTGATAGTTCAGTAGCTTCAGACTTACTTAATGATACCTCTCCTCAACTAGGTGCAAATTTAGATACTAATTCACATAATATTGCTATAGATGATGCTCATGGAATATTAGATGAAAACAGTAATGAACAATTAATATTTCAAACTACAGCTTCAGCAGTTAATTATTTAGAAGTAACAAATAGTGCAACAAGCAATAACCCATCTATATCTGCAACAGGAAGTGATACTAATGTTGGATTAGAATTTAGCACAAAAGGAACAGGGGCAATTAAATTTAATGACTTAGCTTATGTACCACAACAAGCATTAACTTCATCATCAAATGCTGTTGCATGGGATACTCAGGCAAAGCCAAACGCATATCATTTAACAACAGAAAACACTACATTCTCTGCACCTACTAATCCTGTTGAGGGTGCTTTTATTTGTTTAGAGATTAATTACAATGGTTCACACACTATAGCTTTTAATACAGTATTTGAATTTGCTGGATCAACTGCACCAACATTTACAAGTGCAGATACAAAAACAGACATTTTGGTTTTCAGATACAATGGTGCTGTATGGCAAGAAGTAGGTAGAACATTAAATCTAAGTGAAAGTTAAAATATGTACGCATTAGTAGAAGATAATAATATCACACAATACATTAATAATCCTAAATCTTTAGTGATAGGAGATGTAAGATACCCAGCTAAAATATTTCAATATTGGTCAAAATCAGAATTAAATGCAATAGGTATTTATGAAATAGTAAATGATTTAACTAATTACAAAGATAATGAATATTACATTAATACAAACGAACAATATAACTTTGCAGATAATCAAGTTACTAAATCTTGGGGAACTGCAACTGCTAGAAGATTAAATGATGAAAATGCAGTAGATGAAGATGGTAATAATTTATTAGATGAAGATGGTAATCAAATAATTAACTATGGTTTAAAAACTGAAAAGAAAAGAATTGTAAAAGATCAAGCAAGTGGATTACTAGCACCTACAGATTGGTATATAGTAAAATCAACAGAAGTTGCAGATTATAATGTACCAGATAATATATTATCTTTTAGAGCAGATGTAAGAAGTAAGTCTAATGAAATGGAAACTCAAATAGATGCTTGTACTACTGTTGATGAATTAAAGGCATTATACGAATACACAGAACAAGAAGATGGAACTCAAACAAGACCTCTAGCCGAATTTCCAAAGGAGATTTAATGTTACCAACTATTGCAACAGGAAATGTAGGATCAGCATTAGCTGGTGGATACGAAGTAGATAATTCATTAAGATTTGATGATGGTAGTTCAGATTATTTAAAATTAACATTACCACAACATCATGGTGCAGTTTATAAATGGACATACTCTTTTTGGGTTAAAAGAAGTGCTTTAGGCTCATTACATTGTATGATAGGTACAAGATATAGTGGCAGTTATACTAGCCAAATTAGATTTAATGCTGACGACACTTTAGAAGTTCATGATTACAGAACCTCTTACGCTTTGAGAAAAATAACGACTAGAAAATTTAGAGATACTTTGTCTTGGTATCACATAGTTATTTCAAATGATAACTCAGTTAGTTCGCCAGATTTGAAATTTTATATTAATGGAGTTGAGGAAACTGATTTTTCTACTGATAATGAATATTCACAAAATCAAACTACCTCATTTAATAATATTTATCCAAATTACATTGGTCATAAGGGTACAGGAAATTATTTTGACGGTTACCTTTCTGAAGTAGCATTTATTGATGGGACGGCATATGATCAAAATACATTTGGTGAATTTGACGATAGCGGAATATGGAAACCAAAAGATTTTAAAGATGATGTTACTTGGGGTGATAACGGATTTTATCAAGAGTATAAACAATCTGGTACAGGCACTGATAGTAGCGGTATGGGTGCTGACACTTCAAGTAATAATAATCACTTTGCAGTTTATAACCTTACATCAGTAAGTCAATCTACTGATACTTGCACAAATAATTTTTGTACTTTAAATAATTTAAATTTTGGTAATGGAACATTATCTGAAGCAAATTTAAAATGGACAGCTTCAGGATCAAGTGGATATTTAGCTTTTGGAACTATTGGATTTGACATAAGTGTTACAAATAATTTTTATTGGGAAACAAAAATAGATAGTATTGGAAGTGGTGTTGTTATAGGAATTGCACCAACAATTTTAAGATGGAATGATACAGGTAGAGCAGGTTCATATGGATATTATTCAAATGGAGATAAATATAATGGTACAAGTGCTTCAACTTATGGGGCTTCATTTACGACAGGTGATACCATAGGAGTATTAGTTGGAAATGGCTCTATTACATTTTATAAAAATGGATCAACTCAAGGAACTGCATATTCTAGTTTAAGTGGTACATGGCTTCCATTTTTAGCAGAAGTTGGTCAAACAAATTCTATGAATTTTGGGTCACCGCCTTACTCTATTACTTCTGGCAATAGTGACCCTAACGGATATGGAAATTTTGAACATAGTACAAATGGTGGCTATGCACTTAACACAAAAAACCTAGCGGAGTTTGGATAATGGCTATAGATAAACCAACAGATCATTTTGGTGTTGTAACATGGACAGGAGACAGTTCTACAAATCAAGAAATAAATGGCTTGGACTTTAAACCTGATTATGTTTGGGCAAAAATCAGATCAACTGCCCACCCACACACAAATATAGATAGTGTCAGAGGTGCTAACAAATATTTAAAAGCAAATGAAACAGCCGCAGAAGAAACTGATCCTCAATATGGTTACTTAAGCACATTTGATAATGATGGCTTTACTACACAAAAAGGTTCTCATGCAAATCCTTATAATATAAATCAAACAGGGCAAACCTATGTAGCTTGGAATTGGCTCGCTGGAGGAACAGCACCTACAAAAACTTATACAGTAAAAGTAGTTTCAGATTCTGGAAACAAATATAGATTTGATGACTTTGGTACAAGTGCTGTCACATTAGATTTACAAGAGGGTGGTACTTACACTTTCGATCAATCTGACAGTTCAAACTCAGGACACCCATTTAGATTTTCAACAACATCAAACGGAACTCATGGTGGTGGTAGCGAATACACAACAGGAGTCACAACTACAGGAACACCAGGTAGTTCAGGTGCTAAAACTGTAATTACAGTTGGAAGTGGAGTAGCAACTCTTTATTATTATTGCACACAACACTCAGGAATGGGTGGTCAAGCTAATACAAACTCAACTCATGGCTCATCTTATTTTGATGGCGATATTCAATCAACTGTATCAGCTAATGTAGAAGCTGGTTTTAGTATTGTGACTTTTACAGGAAATGGGTCAAACTCTCAAACAGTTTCACATGGGTTATCTCAAGCCCCAGAATTTATTATTTTAAAAGCAAGAGGTCAAGGCACTTATGGTTGGCTTACTTATGATGCTATTAATGGTGCTGGAAAATATATGAGTTTAAATGGTACTCATGGCTCTGTATCAGATACAGGAATGTGGTCAAACACAGCACCAACTTCGTCTGTTTTTTCATTATCTAATGGTGGTAATACAGCAATCACTAATCCAAATGGTGTTACAATGGTAGCTTATTGTTTTCATAGTGTCAAAAATTTTTCAAAAGTGTCATCTTACATTGGTAACGGATCAACCAACGGAACCTACAGTCATCTTGGATTTAAACCAGCTTTTGTGATGCTCAAGCGAAGTAATACTACAGGTACTTGGCAGATGATGGATAATAAGCGAGATACATTTAATGTCACAGATCAGATACTCACAGCAGATGGTAATGGAGCAGAATTTACAGGTGCAGGTTCTGGCGGATATGTATATGACTTTCTTTCTAACGGATTTAAAGCCAGAGAAGATAATTCATATACAAATGCCTCAGGTTCAACATATATATATTTGTCTATCGCAGAGACACCCTTTGTTACATCAAAAAAAATTCCTACAACAGCGAGGTAATATGAATGATAAAATTATTAAACTTACTAAAACATTGGAAAGGTAACTTATGGAAGAAATTAAACAACGAATTAAAGAACATGAGGGGTTTAGGGATACTGTGTATTCCGATAGTTTGGGTTTCGCTACTATCGGCTATGGTCATCTTGTATTACCCACTGATAACTTTGTTGAGGGTGTTACTTATGATAAAACAACTCTTGAAGAAGTTTTTGATAATGATTTTAAAATAGCGCATTATTCAGCTATAGAACTTCTTAAAGGAATAGAACATAATGACACAATTAAAGGTGTAATAATTGAAATGTGTTTTCAGTTAGGAAAACCAAGAGTTATGAAATTTAAAAAAATGTGGGAAGCATTAAAAAATAATGATCTTGCAAAAGCTAGTGAAGAAATGATAGATAGTAATTGGCACAAACAAACACAAAAAAGATGTGAAAGTTTAGCTAGTGTAATGAGAAACGCAAACAAATAGGAGTACAACATGCCTTATGGATCAGGTAGTTATGGGTCAAAACGAGGACGACCTATGATGAAAAAGAAAAAAAAAAAGAAAAAGAAAAAAAAGTAAATGGTTAAAGTAGCGTCTATAACAAATATTATTAAAGGACTAAAGCCTAGACAAAAAAAAACTATGCGTAGTCATGCTAAACACCATACTCTTAAACATATGAAAAGTATGGCAAGAGCATTAAAAAAAGGTGCTACTTTTACATCTGCACATAACAAAGCAATGAAGAAAGTAGGTAGATAATGGCAAGAAAAAAACCAATATATGCTAGAGCTAGACCTAAAAGACTAGGTAAACCTAAATCTTTTAACAAGAAAAGCAAAGCATATAAATCAGCAAAAAGACTAGCAGATAAAAAGTTTGGTAAAAAAGTATCTTTGTACAAAAACATTTTTATTTCTAGAAGAATTAAAAAACTTAAGTCAAAAAAGAAGTAATGAGTAGAAAGCCCAAAACTACTGGTGAGCATCTTGTTGCATTATACGGACATATAACTGGTATTAAAAAAGATATATCAAATTTAAAATCCAACCATCTTAAACATATGCATGATGACATAGACAAAATACATCAAAAGCTAGATCAAAAATTTGACACAATTACAAATTGGTTAATGTATGGTTTAGGTGCACTTGCAATTTTAGTTTTAGGTCAACTACTTTACATTATCTCAAATTAACTGTACAAGTCATACTTGTATGGCTAATAAAAAAATTTTAGTGATTAGTGATATGCATTTGCCATATCAACATAAAGATAGCATAATCTTCTTAAAAGAAATTAAGAAAGAATTTAAGCCTGACACTGTAGTCAATATAGGCGATCTGCTAGATTTTCATGCTATTAGTATGCATGAACATAACCCAGATTTATATTCTGCTGGACAAGAACTAGACAAAGCAAAAGAATACATTAAAGAAATAGAAAATATTTATCCAGAAGTTACAGAAGTAGATAGTAACCATAGTAGTTTAGTTTATAGACGAGCATTAAAGTTTGGAATGTCAAAACAATTTTTAAAACCTTATGGCGATTTTTTAGGTACAAGAAAATGGAAGTGGGTAGATGATCTAACACTTACAATGTCTAATGGACAAAGATGCTTCTTTACGCATGGTCGTTCAGCTGATGTATTAAAAGTATCGCAGACAATGGGAATGTCGGCAGTGCAAGGACACTATCATACCAAATTCTTAATTAGCTATTGGGCAAACCCTGATGCACTATTTTTTGCTATGAATGTAGGTTGCTTAATCAATCAAAAGTCTATGGCTTTCAACTATGCCAAGAACTTTAAAACTCGATTTATTTTGGGTTGTGGTATTATCATAAATGGTGTACCAAGACTCTTGCCAATGGTCTTAAACGATAAAGGCGATTGGATTAAAAAACTAGTATGACAAAGTCTAACAAGCTAAAAAACACCCTATTAAAGAGCCACAGAGCTACGCAGAGCGATGATTCTGCCTTTTCCGAGCAAGTGGGTGGGGATTGGTATAAAAAGCTTAAAATCCAACCTTTAGACTATGCAATGGATAACAATCTTAATGCTTGTCAAACAAAGGTAGTTAAATACATATCAAGATACAATTTAAAACATAAAACTACAAAGGAACAGATTAAAGATTTAGATAAAGCAAAGCATGTAATAGATATGCTTATAGAAAAAATACAGGAGAAGTAATATGTGGTTGAATTTATTATCATTAGGTGTAAAGACAGGAGCAAAGATATATCAAAATAAACAAAGAACAAAACAATTGATGTCAGATGCTCAAATGCACCATGCAGAGCAAATGGCGAAAGGCGAAATTGAATATAAAGCGAAAGTTATTGAGAGTAATGATAATGGTTGGAAAGATGAATTTGTCTTGGTTCTCGTATCTTTGCCTATTCTTTTATTGGGTTGGTCTGTTTTTTCTGACGATCCAGAGATTCGTAATAAACTAGATTTATTTTTTGAGTATTTTAAAAATTTACCTTATTGGTATCAAGCAATTTTTATTGGTGTCGTTAGTGCGATATATGGACTAAAGGGTGCTGACATTATGCGTAAGAAGTAGTAAGATGTCCTAATGGACATTGATGCAGTTATTACAGATTTAGAACTACAAGTAGAATCAAGATATAGTCTTTATGGTCACTATATTGCGTTGAGATTTATTGACACCTATCCAACTTTTCCAAAAATAAATAGTACTATAAACGAGATTGTAAAGTATGACGATGTGCGAGTAATTGATTATAATTATACATACGAAGTAATTAGGGAAAATACTGACATCAAAGGACTTGATGTAGTTAAGCACTAGGTATGTGGGGATTGCTCCCCACACATACTATTAGTTTCTAGTTAACTTTTCTGTGGCTAACTCATTAATAGATTGTTGTTTTAAATGATCACAATAACTATGACCATTTTTAGCTTCCACTTTAGAATAAAGATATAATTTTTTCATATTAGAAAGTTCTAATTTTACTTTCTTATATCTTTCATCATTGGTTGCTTGTATTTTTGCAGAAGCTACAGATAACGAACTATTAGTTATTTTTTCATTAACTACAAAATCAAATACTTCTTGTACTTGATCTTTTACATTGTCATAATTTATCTCTGCTTTAACAAATCTTTTATCTAAAGCATCAAGATAAGCTATGATTTTATGTGGATTAAACTCTTGTGGTCTAATCTCAATGTATTTAGCTAGTTTATCTTCTTCTGACATTAACCTAACTCTTGTTCGTATTGCTCTGGGTTAAATTCAGTAGCATCACCCTGACTCCATTCTTGTTCAGATTGTGGCAACTGATCGTCCATTTCATTACGAGGTTGTTTAGGTTGATTAAAAGATGGGTTTTGTTTCGTTTTGTCGTAGTATGGAAACAGCTTCCAGCCTTTAGTTCTGTTATCAAAAAAACCTTTTAATACTAGATTTTGGTTATTTAAGATAACTTTTAATATGACACCATCTTTTTTTGTTGATGTCATTTCGGCAGTACCACCATTGCTACCACTATTATTATTGTAGCTTTTCTTTTGGTAATTGCCATTGTTGTTGTACTGTGGTTTATTATATCCCATCAGATTCTCCTATGTTATTTTTCAATACTTTCCATTTGTTCCATTAGATATTTTGCTCCAATAAAAGCATTGAATAGTTTTTTATTAAGAGGAATTTCTTTAATCTCAATTCCATTATCTTTTTTAGGTAATCTTACTATAAAAGATTTAGAAATTTTTGATTTAGTTTCTTCCTCATACGCAAATCTATAAGCATTCAACTGCAAAAAATAGTCAAATGTTATATGATTACTTGTTTTAATATCAATCAAAACAAGATTTCCTTTCTTGTCTTTTACAACAAGATCAAGAGTACCAGCATAGTTATATTTCTTGCAATAGATTTTCTTTTCTATTTCTACAACTTTATACTCTTGTTTATTCCACCAATCTAAAAAAAGATTCCAGCAATTTACTACTGCTTTATCAGATTGTTTAGGAATTTCTTTACCTTTTAGATAGTCCTCAACTAAACCATGAACAACACTACCAACTAAAGCACCCTCATCTTTAAAAGTATCAGGTTTCTTTTTAGCAGTAGCAAATATTCTTTCTAGCTTTGCTCTATCTAGTTCTTCACCTACATCTAACTTTTCATTAATTAATCTTTTAACCTCGTTTAAAGGTGTATTGACTAACCACGAAGTTAGTTGTGGTTTTGGTACTCCTCTGCCACATATTCCTGTAACAGACTCTACCTTCTTATCATCAACATAATACATATGCTTATCATCGTTATAGCTTAAGACTATGCCATTTGCTAATGGATATTTCTTCCACATATTTACCTCTCTGTTAATTTAAATAAATCATTAACATCAACATCATAGTAGTTAGTTAATGTATATAACTTACCGAAATGAAAAATACCTTGCTCAAATTTATACAAACTATGAACATCATTTAACACTTCTTTATTATCTTGCACAACTGCCTCTGCAGTTATGTTTTTCTCAAGTCTAATTAGCTTAAACTTAAGACCAATTGCATTATTTAATAGTCTATTTTTTTGTGAAGATTTAGCTTTCTTCAGTTTAGAAATTAAACCACTTAATAATAAATTGGTTTTTTCTTTTTTATCCATACATTCCTTTCTTGCTTATATTCCATTTTATTTTTTGCTTTAGATGAACAAATGGAATCATATTCATCTAAATAATGTAAAGTGCTACCATTAGTATTTTTAATAACTCTATTGATAGCACTTATTCGTTTATCTTTCCAAGAATCTACCATAGTAAACTTCCTAGAACAAAGCCAACTACAAAACACAACCACTCTCTTCTGTAATGAAGTTCAAGTGTTCTTAATTCGTACCAATCTATTTTCATATGTCCTTTCTTGCTGGGGTTGTTACACCCCAGCACATTGTTGATTATATTGATATTTGTGCAGGGTTATGTGCAAACACAATCAAACCACCTAGTTCTTGAAAGAATCTAGCTCTAGAGTTTGATCTATCTTCGTCATTACCCATGTTAGTTACTGCGTTAGCAAGCTCATACTTTGATGTTGTAAAAGTATCGCCAACATATTTATTTAATCTAGCAAATATGTCTGCTCTTTCTGACTCTGTAACACCATGTCGTTTTGCTAACTGCACAATTTGATGTGAGTTAATTTTTTGTTTTCTTGAGTTTAACAACCCTTGAAAACTTTCTGTCCACACATCTTCGCTATTAACAAGATCAATTTGTTTCTGCATCTTGTCAATAATTGTTATGTACTGATCGTCTTTTGTAGTATCAATTACAATTTTACCAACATGTCTTGAATAAAATCTATTCAAGTATCTTGGAGCAACCATACCATTTGTACAAACTAATCTGTAAATAAATGGTTGAATGATTAAGCTACCACTACCAATTTCACTATTGGTAATTGTAATACCACTTTGAACGACATCACCTTTATAAACCTCGCCTTCAAGCTTTTGATTTACAGCAGTAATATTAAGTGTATCTCTATCGTAATAAGAATACTTAATATCTAAACCTAAATCCATAAGTTTGTTAAGTGAGTGATTTGCTACAACATCGTTATCAATTCTTTTATAACGATTTGAACAAAGTGCTCTTGCTTCGTTAATTGGAGCAGTGTCATATGTTCTCAACATTAACTCTTTCTCTTTACTATTGTTAATCCAAAAGTTAAGATTATGAGCCACAAGTTCTTGAGAAACAGGTAAACACTTTCTTAAATACTGCGTACCGATTTCTAACTTGCCACATAGCTGATTTAACGAATGATCAGTTAAAACATAGCTTCCTGTTGTTAAATGATCAACACTAATACTTGGATAAACAAATGGTAAAACAGCATCGCCATTTTCAGTATTAGTTTCTACTTTTATGCTTTTCATATCAACAAGATAATCTCTCTTGTTTTTTGTATCTTCATTGATATTGTTAAGCATTTCTTTTACATCATGACCTTTTTTCATGATTTCCTCCTAGTTATAACTAATGGGACTGCCATCATCAGTAATTGTCAGTCACGACAATTAGACTAGCGAAATATGATTCGCTAGTTTCGGCATTGTTACCATGCTTGATAATTTGAACGAATAGCAACATATTTTTTGCCATTTTTTTTATTTTCTAATTCCATAGTTTGTGAAATAGAACCACCACCATGAAAAAACTCGCACCAATATTCTGCAGATTCTTGTAGTTTTTTTTCTACAATTACAGTAAAAGACTTCCATTCAATATAATCTTTAAATATTGGACACTTTTGTTTTGACTTTTCTGCACTTGGTTTTAATTTGCCATAGTTCCAATTAAACATTCTTGAATTATGACAGTTTGGATTTACAAAATATTTCTCAAATTCTTCTTGAGTTAATTTAAAAACATTTTGTCTTGTAGGCTCTAGTATTGATATTTGCATTTGTTACTCCTAGTTAATTATATGCGACTGGCATCATCAGTAGTTATCCATCACGATAACTAGACAAATTGTATTTGTTTCGCCATTACTTGACTACATCGTAGGAATTACCCAGCACTTTGTGAGGACTTCAGTTGATTAAAGAACTTTTCTTGCTATTGCCAGAATGGGGTTGGAAGCCATTTTTATCGAACAAGAACTCTAGGACAAAACTTAGAATTATCGCCAACTGCTCTGAAACCGAATTTTATGCTTTTATAGACGAGTTCCGATTTATACATAGTCTATACAAGAACTATGCCAAATTTAACACAAAAAGCAAAAAGTTATTTAAACACAAAAAAGCCTGTATTTAGCTAAAAACACATAATAAGCTAAATTATTACACTTAAAACGATTACAACTTATTTTATAGTAGCATCAAATCAAATAATCGGATAAAAATATGACTGAAGAAATATCGAATCAAAATCTTTTTCTTCCCTTTCTAGTTAATGGTGGTGGGTTTCCGATTTCCCACCACTTAACAATCAAACAAACACAGGAGCAATTATGCTAAACGAAAATGTTAAGCAGTTTAATATATCTGTCGGACAAAAAATCAAAACAAGAAGATTAGAACTAAATAAAACACAAACTTGGTTAGCAAAAAAAATTGGAGTTACTTTTCAGCAAGTACAAAAGTATGAGAAAGGCTCTAATGGTACAAATCCATTTAACTTAAAACAAATTGCAAATACATTAAAAGTATCAATTTTGTATTTTTATTTAGATGGTGTTTCAACATCTTGCGTTATGGATATTTCAAGAACGGAAGAGCCATTAATATTAACTAAAGAAATGGAAATTGAAAATGATCAAAGTTCAAGTAGATAAAATATGGTTAGGTAAAGTAAGTGTAAGAGATTACATTTATAAAAAAGCATTAAGAAAAAAAGAATCATTAGGTATTGTGCATGGTAAAGAATATATGTGGATTCCTTATGATAAATTAAAATCTGCAAAAAGCTATACAGATCAAAGTTTTACTAGCAAATTTAATGGTAAAAAATATAGACTTGTAGATTTTGACTGGAAACCTTATAAAGATAATAATTCAAATCAGGAGAAACTTTTATGAGTAATGACTTTTTAGATATACCTAAAGACGATGAAACTCAACAACCTACTCCAGAAGAACATTATTTTTCTAGGTCAAAAAATCAATGGCTTATGGTTTCTGATATGTCAGACATGCATGTTAGAAGAGCATTTAAAAGATTGTTAAGAATGATACGACTTAATCAATTAGTAGAGGTTGATGATGTTGCAAAAAATACAATTTATCAAGTTAAGATTACAGAAGAACTTAACAAAATAAAATTGCATTGTGATGCTATTAAAGGGGTTATTGATGAATAAAAAAGAATGGCAAGAACATTGTAAATGGCTTGATAGTTTTAGAGGTAGGATTGTTACTGATAATCCTGTTTACGAAAATTATGGCAAAAAAGAAAAAAAATATGAAAAAAAGAAACCAAAGAAAAGTTAGTGGATACTATTTTGATGGTAAGAAATTAATTATTCTTTATGAAAAAAAAAGATAAGATAAGATTTGACAAGCTAAAACAAATTGGATGTGTAGCTTGTGCAAAGTATGGCAAGGAAAGTGAGCCTGTAATACATCATATAAGAAGTCATACAGGACTATCATTAAGACCGAGCCATGATGATACGATACCATTGTGTCCACTTCATCACAATATGGGTAGGAACTCTATTCATTTAAACAAATCAGGCTTTGAGCATTTGTATGGTACTGAAAAGCAATTACTCAAAGAAACAAACATAAAACTAGAACAATTAGAAAGGACGGATATATTTTATGGAAAGGGAAATAAATAAATTTCATGCATTACAACTATTTACAGATACATTTAGCGCTGAAACAGTACACTTAACAAACGAGGCAGTAGGCATTTATATTAGACTATTATGCTTTGCATGGACTAAAAACACTAGACCTTTCAATACAGAATCAGCATATAGAATATGTCAATGCAGATCAGACGAATGCGAAAGAGAAGTAATGAAAATTTTAACAGAATTTTTTATTAGATTTAAAGATCCAAGTGATGCAATGATGCACACTGTTGAATTATGGATTCATAAAAGGTTAGTTGCAGAACATCAATATCTTACTGATAAATACAAGAAAAGGTCATTGGCTGGTAAAAAAGGAGCAAGTATTAGACATTCTGCTAATGGCAAAAGTTTAACTCCTAATCCTAATCCTAATCCTAAACCTAATAATATAAATACTTATGACCCTCAATTTGAACAACTATGGGATTCTTTAGGTAGAAAAAGAGGATCAAAATTTAAAGCACACGAAACTTGGCTTAAATTGTGGTCGCAAGGTATTTTAAAAGAATCAGATAATCCTTTGTTAATACAAGCATATCAAAACCAAGTTGATGAAATTGAAGATGTCAAATTTGTGCCACATTTTAGCACATGGCTATCTCAAAGAAGATGGGAAAATGATGAGTCTGTATCAAAAGTGGCTACAATACTACAAAAAATGGAAAAGTTAGGATATGAAACCATTGGTACTGAATCTAATTTTACACTCTTTATAAAAGATGGAATTAAGTATAAAATAGATAGGTATGATAAAGACCATATTATACATAGGGTGGAATGAAATCAATTTTAAGGATATTTAAGTATGCTCGTAGAAGAATAATTGCTTTAGCTTTAGAAAATCGTAAGCTAAAAGTACAATTAGAAATTTATCAAGCAATAATAGAATCAGATGTCGAGAAAAAACACTAAATCAAAAAAAAAGTCTATGTATCGTAGCATACTTGTTAATAATAGAAAATACTATTTTTATCAAATAAGATGGGTTGACATATTAGGCGACTCTGGGCATAAGAGTTTTGTAGAATTATCTAATATGAAACCTGCATACAAATCTACCTTTGCATTTTTATTTAAAAAGTCAAAAAAATTTCTATATACATTTAGTACTTATGATGAAGTTGATGAGGAATTTTCAGATTGTAATGTGTTTCCTATTGGCACAATCATAGAAACAAAAAGGATAGAGATATGAAAGTAGAAGAAGTTGATATAGATTTAATTAAACCATATAAAAACAACCCTAGAGAGATACCAATGGAGTCTGTACAAAAAGTTATGAACTCTATTAGGGAATTTGGTAACAATCAACCTATTGTAGTAGATAACGACAATGTAATAGTTGTAGGACATACTCGTTGGAAAGCATTAAAGCAACTTGGTAAAGCAAAAGTTTTTGTAGTAAAAAAAGAATTTCCTAAAGGTCAAGCTATGGCTTATCGTATTATGGATAATCGTAGTGGCGAGGAATCTAAATGGTCTAATAAACTATTAGCATCAGAGTTAAATATATTAAAAGATGATAACTTTGATTTGCAGTTAACAGGATTTAATTTAACAGAGTTAGAAAACCTAGCAAATGATAAAGAACTTGGCTTTGTACAAAATACAAAAGATTTAAAAGAAAACTTTAATGTTGATTTTCCTGATGGCATGGAAGTTACACATGTCAAGATGGTACAATTATTTTTAAATACTGAAACTGAAAAGGATTTTAAACTATGGTGTCAAGAACTACAAACACAATTAGGTACTGACAATTTAACTGACACAGTATATACAGTAATTAAAAATGCACACAATAACAGCAAAAGCTAAATATACAGATCAAGAAATAAAAAAACTTGAGGGCTATTTCATACAAGATCATCACTACGATCAAATTATAGACTATGATTGCGATGGCTACAAAGAAGATGGTAGTCCTTTGTTTTTTTTTAGAAAAAATGTAATCCCAGCAAGTATATGTGAACAAGCTTACAAAAACTTAAGAACTGCTACTGCAAAAGGTGGCAACAGAGGTAGTGCTGGTGGAGTACCACCTGATAGAAAAAACACTAACACTATGAACTTAAAGTACAACGACAAAGGCGAACTTGTGCCAGAAAAAACAACAGGAAAGACTAGAGGATTTAAAATAAAAAAAGATGGTACAATATCTAGGTTTCATAGCGCATTCCAACAAGTTGATAGTGGTATCGCTGGATTCTTTGATAGACAAGTAAGGTTTCCATATTGCAGACAAACTATGTTTAATGAACAAAAGTTTGAGAAATTTAAAAAAGGTTATCCTTATATTAAATATATTAACGATATATTTAAAGATGTATGTCCTGAAAGATACAAAGCACAAGAGGATATGGTTAAAAAAACAAGTGAAGATTTTTATATAAAAGGTACAGTTTTTACTACTATTACAATCAACAAGAATTTTAGAACTGCTATACATACAGATAAAGGCGACTTGAAAGAGGGATTTGGTAACCTTGGAGTATTACAAGCTGGTAATTACGAGGGTGGCTATACAATTATGCCTAAATATAAAATAGGTTTTGATGTTAGAAGTGGCGATGTTTGTTTTTTTGATGTACACGAGTTTCATGGCAATACAGAAATCAAAGCTAAAGGTAAATACGAAAGAATAAGTGTAGTTTGCTATTACAGAAAGAATATGATCAATTGTAAATCTGCACAAGAAGAACAAGAAATAGCAAAAAGATTAATAGATCGTAAAGGCTTAAATAAATAATGTGTGCAGTCGTAGGTGCATTTTCTAAAACAAAAGTAGATTTAGAGTTGTTTCAAAAAGTTATGATACAATCTATGATAAGAGGCAAACACGCATCAGGTATTGCTTGGAATAACAATGGTAAGTTATCATACAGAATAATAGACGAATCTGCTAATTTTTTAGCATTTAAAAACATAGATACAAATATGATAATTGGTCATGCTAGGTACTCAACATCAGACTTAAACTACAATCAACCTATAAAAACAGATAAAATAGCTATCGTACATAATGGGGTTATATCACAAGAACACCCTGACACATGGAAAGATACATATGGGTACGATTTTAATACTAAAAATGATAGTGAAATAGTATTAAGAAGTTATGAAAACAATAAACACCCATTACAACTAAATGGTTCAATGGCTACAATAATACTTGACATAACAAACAAACCTAAAATTTTGTTTTTTAGAAATGAACAAAGACCATTATATTATTCAACAGACAAAGATACTTACATAGCAAGTACAAAAAACATTTTAAAAAGGTCAGGATTTAAGCACATTTTAAAAACTAATAGTTGTGTAGAGTATAAAATAGATGGTAAATTTACTACAAATTTAATAAGGCAAAGTAAAACAGATCTTCAATGATTAAATTTTTAAAAGAAACAGACATACAAAAAGCAATATTTAATTCGTCTAATGGTGCTAATACAAAGTTTTTACAACAAAGTCATAGTTTGTGGTACAGATTTAATAATTATCAATCTAATGCACCATTTGGACTTTACAATAATGATCAACTTGTAAGTGTTATTTTTGCAACCACAAGTGATAAAACAAAATATATTAACCTTTACGAGATAGTAACTTTACAAGGTCAAGAGGGTAAAGGATATGCTACTGATCTTTGGTCGCAGTTTGTTGAATTTTGGTATGATGCAGGTATGCATAGAATAAAGCTATCTTGTACACCTAGTTCAGTTAGTTGGCATATGAGAAATGGTCTTATATTTTGGGCAGTTGATAAACAAGGAAGTTTAAGATCAGATCAACCATTAAAAAGGAGCATTAATGAACAAGTAGATTTTCGAGAAAAATCGCTAAAAAACCCTAGTCTTGCTTTACCTGAAAAAAAGGTAAGAATGAAATTGAGAGAAGAAGATATAGAAACACTACAACTATCTCAAAAGAAAATACTAGAAACATATCAAGCTATAAAAAAAGTAGGCGACTATTGGTTTAGACCACATTTATATGGATTATCGAAAAAGACAAAATAGAACTAAAGCATTTTTAAGATGGTATGCTTGGTCTTTGCAGTATAAAGATTGTGATCCACCTATATGGCTACTAAACTATTTATTTAATAGATATGAGCATAACCTAGAACAAAAGCTATGGATTTCTTGGATATATGGAACAACTTATCATTTACCTACTGCTTGGATTATATGGAATGAATTTCCAGATTTTGATTTAGTAGGTTTAGAAAGATTAAAACAATGGAACAACGATAATTATAAAAGGTTAAGGTATCAAACAGATACAAAGTATAACAAAGGTTATTTACCACAACAATTTGAAAGTTATAAAGAATGGATAGGTAATAGACCACAAATAGATAAGTTTGCAGAATTAAAAACATTTGATAATGTATGGAATAGTGTTATTAAAAATTTATATAAATTTGGCAGATATTCTACTTGGTTTTATTTACAAACATTACACGAATGCGTAGGTCTTGATTTGCAACCCAGTACATTAAAATTAGAAGATTACAGTGGTAGTAAATCTCACAGAAATGGCTTATGCTATGCTCTTGGACTTGATGATTGGATAGATAAAAAGCTAAATAAAAAACAAATAGAACATTTGGAAACAAAAGCACAACAAATACAAAACACAATAAAAACAAAATATAAACTAAATAGCAACCCATATACAATGGAAACTGCATTATGTTCCTTTAAAAAAATATTTAGAAAAAAACAAGGTAGGTATTTAGGCTATTACCTTGATAGACAGGCACAAGAAATATCACAAGTACAAGAAGATGGTTGGTATGGTATTGAATGGGGTGTATTTTGGCAAGCAAGAACAGAAAGTTTGCACCCTACACTTTACTCAAACATACAAATCAAACCACAACTATACAGTCAGTTTTTAGATACAGGGAGTTTTAATAGACAATTATGAAATGCGTAGCTATTGGTGGAGTTCCAGCCACAGGGAAAACTACACTTGTAAAAAAGATATACGATAAAATGCCTAAAATAAATTTTGAGTATGGTTTAGTAAAAGGACACTACGACAAAGAAAACAACATAGCATTGCTAGGGCTATACAACCAAAACAATACATTTCTTGGAACAGACAGACTATCTATGGGTGTAAATAAACAATTTTTACAATATATCTCAATGGTACAAAGAAACATTATATTTGAAGGCGATAGATTATTTAGCTTAAATAACTTAATAAAACTTAATGAATTATATGATTTGAGAATAATAATGCTAGTTAATTCGCCAGAAACACTTGTAAAAAGACATAAAGATAGGAACGACACACAAACAGATAAGTTTCTTAAGGGTAGAGAAACAAAGATCAAAAACATTAAAGAACACTTTGGAGGCATTATAGGTAGGATAGAAACCTATACACTTACAAACTTGCAAGAAAGTGAAACATTAAGTAATAATATATACGATTGGTTAAAATCATAAAAAGGACATAATGGCTAGACCTATAAAGAAAGTTGACACACAAGCTATACAAAAATTAGCACAAATGCATTGTACTTACGAGGAAATTGCAGAGTTTTGCGATGTATCAACAAAGACTTTACAACGGAGTTATGTCCACCTTATAAAAAAGGGTCGTGAGATGGGCAGAATTAGTTTGCGTAGAGCACAATTCGAGAAAGCATTAGGTGGTAATGTAGCTATGCAAATTTGGCTTGGTAAGCAACATCTTGATCAAAGAGATAGAATTGAACAAACAAACTTTAATGAGCCATTACCATTAATTATAGATGCAGAATCAAAAGAAATAAAAGATGTCAAAAAAAAAAGGTAATGTGTATGGTGCAGTTGTACTGTACGAAAAAAAATACAAAAGAACATCAATAGGTGGTGGTAGAGTTAAAACATCTACAATGAATAAATCAAAAAAAAGGTCATATAAAAAATACAAGGGACAGGGAAAATGAGATCAAACTTTTATCCTAATGGGGAATTTATACCCTATCAAATGCCACAAGATTTTAGACCAGCACAAAGAGGTCAAGGTAGTTGTGGCTCATGTGGACTTTTTTCAAGACCTCATAGTTTCTGTGGTGCATACAGAACGAGAGGTGTAAAAGATACATATACTTGTAATAATTGGCGACCTAGAAGATTAAAATAATGGAATTAATTTTACTTAACGATGGTTTATATAGCTTAGTTTCTGTTACAAAAGAAATGATGCAAGGCATAGAAATAATGGAAAAGGTTAATTGTTTTGATTTATGCGATATTCTTAGATTGTATCTTACTACATATTATGAGCCACCCTACAATGTTCATGTAATGAATGATGGTAGTGGAGATTTTTATGGGTGCATATGTAGATAATTTATGATAATTGTTTTGCATGGCAAAGTATAGAGGCAGAACAGTTAGGCTAGGCAAGATAATGCGTGGCGATGTAAAGAAATTTAAGGTGTTCGTAAGAAACAAACGAACAGGAAAAATCAAAAAGGTTAATTTTGGTAGTAAGACAATGTCTATTAAAAAACATATACCAGCAAGAAAAAGATCGTTTATGGCTCGTATGGGTGGAGTACTTAAGAAAGTTCGTGGACAGAAATCTTTAAGTCCTGCATATTGGTCGTTAAGGAGTTGGCGATGAAGCTAAATGAAAACACTAATATTTCTCTTCCTTTAAGGAATTTAATTGCTTTATGCGTTGCTGTTGGTTTAGGGATAATTGGCTACACAGAATTGACAGCTAGGCTAACTAGCTTAGAGACTTCAAGAGAATTATTCCAAGCTGATCTACTTAAAAAATCTGAACAAAAACCAACTGACCAAGAACAGTTTATGTTGCTAGAACATGTAGCAGAGCAAGTAGAAAATATCCAAGCAGAGATGGAAACTATGAGAAACAATAATGTCAATATTAAATATGCAATGAAAGATATAGAAAAAATTAAAGAACAATTAGAAATTATAAAAGATAAGGTAAGAGCAAATGGAAAGAGTTATTAATGGTTGAAACAGTTGTAGCTTTGTTATTAGTAATTAATTCTGAAATTAAAGAAGCTCGTATTCAACAAGACTTAAGTTCTTGCCTTAAAGGTAAGCGTCTGGCAATGCGTGAAGTTAAAAATGACAACATTGTTTATCAATGTATTAAAACAAAAGCAGAGTTAGAATTAAATATAGATGGTAGTAAATCAATTAAAAAACTTATATTAGAATGAATAAATTAGATGTTATAAAAGTATTGGCAGAAGATAAAACATTTGAAAACGAAATTAAAAACAAAGGTAGTAACGATTTAGAATTAAGAATTAAAGTATTAGAAAAAGAAATTGATACATTAAAAGCGATAATTAATCTAAAAGAAATAGAATTAAGTGCAAAAGATGATAAAATTAAAACCTTAAAAAAGGAAGCAAAGGATATGTTGTTATATCCATAATTATGAGTATTAAAAATGATAGATTGGTTTGTAGAAAAAATAGGCAATTTTGCCAGAAAAATATTTCATTGGTCATGGAGAATTCAAACTCGCCGAAGAATTTACAGAAAGAAAAATTAAATGGAGTTTATGTTAACTATGATTTTGTGCGCATTTGTTGATGGCAAAACTACTTGTATGCCACCACATACATTTGAAACAAAGTACAAAGATGCTTATAGTTGTATGCTTGATGGTTATACAAAGTCTTATGATAAAATTCTTGAACTCGGTAAGGAAGATGTTAATAGATTTAATATCTATATAAAATTTGGTTGCAATGAAAATCAATTTAACAAAACCCCAGTATCAAGTAAGTAGTTCTGATAAAAGATTTCGAGTTTTAGTATCAGGTAGAAGATTTGGAAAGACTTATCTTTGTATTACTGAAATGATGAAATACGCAACAAAAGTAAAAAAAAATATATGGTATGTTGCACCTACATTTAAAATGGCTAGAGAGATTGTATGGCTAAAGCTAAAACAAATGCTATCTGATTTTAATTGGATTGAAACTATTAATGAAACAAACCTATCAATTAAGATAAGAAACTCTGGTAGCATTATATCGTTAAAAGGTTGTGAGAACTACGACTCTTTGCGTGGAGTAGGAATTGATTTTCTTATACTTGACGAGTTTGCAGACATTGATGAAAAGGCATGGACAGAGGTATTAAGAGCATCTGTTGCAGACACACAGGGCGATGTTTTAATGTGTGGGTCGCCTAAAGGCTTTGGTAATTGGTCATACAGAATGTATGAAAAAGGCAAACGAGAATCACAGTGGGATAGTTTTCAGTTTACTACTTTACAGGGTGGCATGGTACCAGCAGAAGAAATAGAACAAGCAAAGCAAGATGTTGATATTAGAACATTTAGACAGGAGTTTGAGGGTACATTTGAGAACTATGCTGGTGCTGTCTATTACAACTTTCATGCTGTTGATAATGTATTAGAAAAAAAGATTGATTGGCAAAAACCTTTACACATCGGACTTGATTTTAATGTCGATCCAATGAGTGCCTGTGTTGCACAAATTGATAGAGATAAAATACACTTTGTTGACGAGATAGTAATTTACTCAAGTAATACTGACGAAATGGTACAAGAAATTAGAGATAGGTACGGAACTAAAACTAGAATATTTGTTTATCCTGATCCAGCTTGTCGTCAAAGAAAAACATCTGCTGGTGGAAGAACTGATTTAACAATTTTACAGAATGCTGGGTTTAGTGTTAAGTGCAAACTAAAACATAGTCCAATTCGAGATAGAGTTAATGCAGTCAATTCAAGATTAAAGTCAGCTGATGGTAAGAGGTATATTTTTATCTCGCCATCTTGCAAAATTATGATAAAAGGGTTACAAAGACAGATATACAAGGAAAACACAAATATTCCTGACAAGGAAGAAGGCTACGATCATATGAATGATGCTATTGGTTATTTAACTGAAATTGTAAAACCTTTAACAACAACACCTCGTAGTTTTAGCCCTCAAAGATGGAACATAAAACAAAGATAGTATGGCATATTCTAGAGAACAAGCATTAGACCTACACAAAGACTTCGAAGAAAATATAAAAAATTGGGAATATTATATTCGTTCTTACAATGGTGGATATGACTACATGATAGGTCAATATCTTAACAGATACAATTTAGAACTTGATAACGAGTTTAATCAAAGACTAGCAAACACTCCTTGTGATAACCATTGCAAAAACATTATACAAATTTATTCATCATTTTTATTTAGAGTAAAAGCAAGTAGAGACTTTGGTGGTATGCAAGACGAGGCTAGTTTAGAATCGTTCTTAAAAGATGCAGATTTAGAGGGTAATAGTTTTACATCTGTAATTAAACAAGCACAGAATTATGCGTCTATTTATGGACACTGCATGATGATATTAGATAAACCAAATATACAAACAACAACAAAAGCAGAAGAACTAAATCAAGAAATAAGACCATATCTTTCAATCGTAACTCCAGAGAATATTTTTGATTGGAACTTTGAAAGACAACCTAATGGTAAGTACATATTAAACTACTTAAAAATCAGAGAAGAAGTAGATAAAAGTGGTGGCTCGTATATGCGACTATGGTATCCTGATAAAGTTGATACTATTTATGTTGAAGAACACGGAACAGAGCCAACATTAATAGATACTGCCGAGAATCAGATTGGCAAAATACCAGCAGTTATTTTATACAATTCTAAATCACACAAGAGGGGAATTGGTCAGTCTGACTTAACAGATATTGCAGATATGCAAAAAGCAATTTACAACGAATTTTCAGAAATAGAACAACTAATAAGACTAACTAACCATCCATCATTGGTTAAAACAAATAATGTTAATGCAAGTGCTGGTGCTGGTGCAATTATAGAAATGCCTGATGAAATGGAACCAAATCTTAAACCATACTTATTACAACCATCAGGGCAAAACCTTGTAGCAATTATGGACTCTATTACAAAAAAAGTAGAATCAATTAATAGAATTGCACACACAGGAGCAGTAAGAACTACAAAATCACAAGTTCAATCTGGTATTGCTTTACAAACAGAGTTTGAATTATTAAATGCAAGATTATCAGAAAAAGCAGATAACTTACAATTAGCAGAAGAGCAAATTTTTAAATGCTATGCAGAATATCAAAACACAACATTTGATGGCGAAATAAATTATCCAGACTCATTTAACATTAGAGATTACGCAACTGATTTAGTTTTCTATCAACAAGCAAAAGCAGTTAATGTACCATCAAATACTTTAAACAAAGAAATTGATAAAGAAATAGCAAGAGCAGTTGTAGATGATGATGAAAAACTATCTGAAATATTTGATGAAATAGACTCTAATGCAGAGGTAGGTCAGTTTACACAAGACGAGCCTGTACAACAAGATCAAGAAGTAGAAGAAGAAGAAGTTTAATGAATGTCAGATATTGTACAAGACTTTACAGAATACAGAATTAGGCAAATAGAAATTGCTGAAGCAAAATACTACGAATCATTAATACAAACTTTAGATAAAATAGAACGAGAAATTACAAGTCTTGCTGGTAGAACTTTACCAACAGATGATTTAGATAGACTGTATGATCTTAAAATTGCAGTATCTATGCAACCAAAGATTAGAACGATTCTAGAAAAGGAATATTTAGCATGGTCAGATACAGTTGTAAGAGAGGGTTTTACAAAACAAGCAAAAAGAATAGAAAAGGCATTTAAGAGAATAGGTAATATTCCTGTTGAGTTTCAACAATTAACAAATGCAGATTTGACACTTATTACAAATTTAAAAAGACAATCATTTACACAATTTAAAGATGTATCAAATACAATGACAAGAAGAATTACTGAAAAAATATATCAAGCTACATTGACAAGTGTAGAATTTACAGAATTAGAAAGAGAATTAAGACAAACGATAAATGGTATTTATGCTAGTTCTGATGACAAGAAAATTAACGCATTGGTAAAAGATATTAAAAAAGACGAAGTCAAAATTAAAAGATTAGATAAAAGAACTGCACAAGGTAAAGTTGTAAGAGCAAGGCTTGATAAAAACATACAGACTTTACAATCAAAATTTGCAAGAGATAGAGCTGGGGAAAACATGAAACGATATGCTGGTCAAATATTAAACGATTCATTACGAGAGTTTGATGCACAACTAAACCTTGCAAAGTCTAAAGATGCTGGTTTAACATATGTTAAATATCAAGGGTCAAATATACCGACTACTAGAGATTTTTGTAGGCTTGTAAGATCAGGATCATATGATAAAAGAAATGGTGGACTATTCACAATTGATGAAGTCAACAAGCTATGGAAAAGCAGAGGTTGGTCAGGTAAAAAATCTGGTAATCCTTTAATTGTTCGTGGTGGTTATAACTGTCGTCATCAATGGTCATTTGTTAATCCAGATTGGTATGATACAGATGGCAAACTTAAAATATAAGGAGATACAATGTCAGAAGAACAAAACGCAGTAGAAAATACTGAAACAGAAAAAACAGAAACACCTGTTGTAGAAAAAGCAGAAGAAAAAACATACAATCAAGCACAAATAGATAACATGATTAAAGCAAGACTTGAGCAAGAAAAAGCAAAGAATCAAAGAATGCTTGACGAACAAAAGAAGAAAGATGAAGAACTTCTTAAAGAAAAGCAAATACAAGAAGCAAAGACAAAAGCTGATATAGAAAACTTGATGAAACAAAGAATACAAGAAAAAGATCAAGAAATTCTTAATTACAAAAATATGATTAAAAAAGAAAAAATCGATAATTCTGTAATGTCAGTGGCTTCAAGAATGAACGCAGTTAACCCACAACAGATCGTAGAATTGATGAAAAGCAATATTAAACTTTCTGATGATAATCGTATTGAGATACTTGATAAACATAATAATATTAGGTATAACGACAAAGGGGAACTACTTACGATTGAGGAATCAGTCAAAGAGTTTTTAGATGCTAACCCACATTTCTCGCAAGGGTCTAAGGCTGGTGTAGGGAGCCAGAGTAGTATCGAGGGTAAAACTGTAAAACCTTTTAACATTCAGGACTTGGATATGAGTAAACCAGAAGATCGTTTAAAATACTCAGAGTATCGTAAAAAACGAGATATGGCTCCTGTTCAAATTAATAATAACTTAAACAAATAAATTATAGGACATAAAAATGGCAAACGAAACAACATCGTCAACACTCTCGGAACTTTATACTGAGATTGTTGCAGAAGCATTGTTTACAGCTAGTGAGAGATCAATAATGAGACCTCTTGTTAAGAACTATGCTATCGCTGGTGGTGGAAAGTCAGTTGAAGTTCCAATTTACTCTGCAGTTTCAGCAGCAGCAGTAAACGAAGCAACTGATTTATCTAACACAGCAATTAACCCAACATCAGTTACAATAACTGCATCTGAAAATGGTATTATGACAACTCTTACAGATTTAGGTAGAAACGCATCACCTAGAAATGTATCAGCTGACATAGGTAGATTATTCGGAGAGGCTATTGCTAAAAAAATTGATACTGACCTTACTGCATTGTTTGATGGATTCTCAACAGCAGTTGGAACAGATTCTGCGGCACTAACTGTTGCAAAAATGTTTGAGGCAGTAGCAAATTTAAGAAATAGCGCAGTTCCAATGGCTGATGTATCTGCAGTTTTACATCCAATGATAGCTTACGATCTTAAAGCAAATTTAACTAATACTTTTGCAAATTCAAATGCAAATGATTTAGCAAATGAAGCATTAAGAAATGGCTTTGTTGGTAGAATTGCTGGTGTTCCAATTTTTGAAACATCAAACATAGCAAATACAGGTACTGCTGGTGACTACAAAAATGGTGTATTCCATAGAGACGCACTAGGTTTAGCAATGATGCAAGACCTAAAAATCGAAACTCAAAGAGATGCTTCTCTTAGAGCAGACGAAATTGTAGCAACTGCAGTTTACGGAGTTGGCGAATTACAAGACAGTTACGGTATTGAACTGATAGCTGATTCATCAATCCAATAATGGATACTAGTTTATGGGGTAGCAATACCCCATAGGCATTAAGGAGGAATTATGGATATAAAGTTAACAAATGGTAAAAAAGTTATAACAAGATCAAAAGAGCAATACGATGCTAATCCATTACATTTTAAAATGAGAGGATATGCTCCTGTTGATACAGTTAAAAAAGAAATTAAAAAAGTTACAGCAAGAGATTTAAGTGATAAAATAGTTGAACTAAAAACAAAGAAGAAAAAAAATGTTAAAACAGCTAAAAAAAAAAATTAAAAAAATATTTAATTGGATTGTAGGTATTAGGTAATGGCTAATTTTACTGGAGCAAATGTTATTACGACATCAGATGTTTTAAAATATCAACCAGACGCATTTGACTTTGGTATTTCTACAACTGCTACAGAAACAACAAACTTTTTAGCACAAACTACTAATGATATTTTAAGAGAACTGCGTATTCGTTGGTGGCCAATTTATAAGCAAAATATTTATACAGATATTACAGTTTTAAACACAGCAGAAATGGTTAATACAAAAATAAATTTAGATCAATTTGAACGAGCAGGCGTTTATTTGTTTTTACATAGATTTTATTTACCAGCACTAACAAAATTTAGACCAGAGGCAGATAAAGATAGATTTGAAAGAATGATAGAATTTTATAGAAGTGAATTTAATAATGAGTTTCAATCTATTTTAGAAGATGGTGTAGAGTATGATAGTGATTCTAATACTACTATTTCTGTTAATGAAAGAGAGTCTTTGCATGGAAGTGGCAGACTTACAAGATAATGCTTTCTGCAAAAGTAACATCTAATTTACCACAAGTAAGAAAAAGATTTAATAAATTTTTTAAACAATTTCCAGATATTGTTACAAAAGGTTTAGAACAAGCTGGTGTACAATTAAAAGAAATTATTATTGATAGAACAGACAAAGGTTTAGATTTTAATAAAAGAAGATTTGTTCCTTACAGCCCATCTTATGCAGAAGAAAAAGGTAAAACAGTAGTTAATTTGCAAGACACAAATAGAATGTTGCAGTCTATTGATAGTAAATTAAAAAGTAAAAACAAAGTTCAAGTATTTTTTAGAAGCCAAACACAAGCAAAAAAAGCATTGTTTCATCAAAAAGGATTAGGTAAACTACCTGAAAGAAAGTTTTTTGCATATAACTTTAAAACTGAAAAATTGATAAGAAGAACATTTGAAGATTTTATGAAAAAAGAAATTAAAAGGTTAAAAATATGAGTAAAAGAGAGGACATTGCTAGCAACATTGCTACTACAATTTCAAACATAACAAGTCCTGCAGTTAGAAAAACTACAAGACAACCATTTCCATTAGAAGAACTAGCAGAATCTCAATACCCAGCAGTGTTAATACAAACACAAGAAGAAACTAAAGAAGATTCAGAATTAGGTAGTGGTGCAAAAACAAGAATAAATAATTTAGAATTTTTAATTACAGGATATGTAAAAGGTAGTGAAAGCAACATAGATACTGCAAGAAATAATTTAGCTAGCTCCATTGAAACTGCTCTTGAAACTGATATAACAAGAAACAACAAAGCATTAGATACAGAAGTAATAAGTTTAGAAACTGATGCTGGTACACTCTTTCCATATGGTGCTATCAGTATGGTAGTTAGAGTGATTTATGAACATGATAGTGCAACACCATAGGAGTTAAAATGGCTGATAAAAATTTAGATAAAATTGATAAAAAATTAGACAAAATAGAAGAACTAATACAAGACATTCGTGAACATATTGAAAATCATAGAGATTATGACGATGATAATGTTGTAGAAGAAGATGAAGATCAGTGGGAAGATGACGAAGATATTGACGAATAAGAGTAATAGTAGTAAAAGGATATATGGCAAAAGATATTAAATTATATAAAGATGGTCATGAAATAATTATCAATGAAACACAGCTTGATAATTTTTTAGAACTTGGCTATAAGCAAGAACAAGACAAACAAGTAAAAACAAATAAGGATACTAAAAAATGGCAACACATCACGGAAAAGAAGGCGTAGTTAAAGCTGGTGGAACTGCGATAGGCGAGTTGACAGGATTCACGCTTGAAACTACTGCAGATGTTGTAGAAGATACAGAATTATCAGATGCAACAAAATCATTTGTAGCTGGAAGAACTTCATTTAGTGGCTCATTAGATATGAGTTATGATGAAAGTGATTCCCCACAACAAACTTTAACAGTTGGTAGTAGTATTGCTTTTATCTTATTACCAGAGGGTGCAACTTCTGGCGATGAAAGTTTTACAGGCTCAGGAATTGTTACAGGAATGTCAGTTACCAATGGTATGGACGCAATTATTACTAGATCAGTTACATTTCAAGGCACAGGAGCATTAACTAGAGGTACTGTCTAATAAGACTTTATGAAGTTAATAGATTCTGCAAAATCTCATTTTGAGTCTTTAGGTGTTCAACACATAGAGATTGAGGAATGGAAAGATGAAGCTGGTAATCCAAGTGTAATATATTGGAATCCTATAACCTTATCTGAAAAAAATAAACTATTTAAAAAATCAGATAACTTAAATGATGTAAGTATTCTTGCTGACATATTAGTTATGAAAGCTATCGACAAAGATGGCAATAAACTATTTACATTGGAAGATAAACTAGCATTAATGCATAAAGTTGATCCTGATGTTTTATCAAAAGTAGCTACTGCTATGGTACAAGCTATTAATCCCGAGCAAGTAAAAAAAAACTAAAATCTGATCCTGAATTAAAGAATTGTTTTATTGTATCCGATAGGTTAAAAATACCATTAAGAGAAGTTTTACAAATGGAAGAATGGGAATATAATCATTGGTTAGGCTACCTCTTATTAGAACAAGAAGAGCATGAAATGGCTATGAACAAAACAAGACATAGGTAATGGCACAAAATTTAGTATTAAATATTTTAGCAAGAGATAAAACTAAACAAGCATTTAATGGTATTCGTGCTGGTCTATCAAATTTAAGAAGTTCAGTTTTTTCAGTTCAATCTGCATTAGTTGGTATAGGTGCTGGTCTTGTTGTAAGATCATTTATAAAAGTTGGTGCAGAAGTAGAAAGTCTTGGAATTAGATTTAATTTTTTATTTGGTAATGTTAAAGAGGGTACAAAAGCATTTGATAATTTAGTTGACTTTGCATCAAAAGTTCCTTTTTCTCTTGAAGAAATTTCATCAGCATCTGGAAACTTAGCAGTCGTATCAAAAGACGCAGATGATTTATCAAGAATATTAAAAATTACAGGTAATGTCGCAGCAGTAACAGGATTAGATTTTCAAACTACTGCAACACAAATACAAAGATCATTTGCTGGTGGTATTGCCTCTGCAGATATTTTTAGAGAAAGAGGAGTTAGAGCATTATTAGGATTTAAGGCTGGTGCAACAGTATCAGTAGAACAAACAATCCAAGCATTTGAAGATGCTTTTGGAGAGAATGGTAGATTTTCTAAAGCAACAGAAGTTTTATCTACAACATTTACTGGTACTCTTTCAATGTTAGGTGATAAATTATTTAAATTTAAAAGAGATACAAACGAAGCTGGGTTTTTTGATTTTGTCAAACAAGCATTAGTAGATGTAAACAAATTAATAGAAGATAACGAACAAGTATTAAAAAAATTAGCATTACAAACTTCTGATTTCATGGTTAATGTTACAAAAAATGTTTTAATTGGTGGAGCAATTTTAATGGATACATTAAAACCTGTGTTTCAAATGGTTGGTGTAGCTATAAATGGCATTATACAAACTGTAAAAGCATTACCATCAGGAATTAGAGAACTTGGTATTATAGGTTTTTTAATGTTAGGTGGTAGAGGTAAATTGCTTGTTGTTACGATAATGGCAACAGTAGATATTATTCGAGGTGCACTTGGTTCAGTTTTAGAAACATATGCTGAAATAATGGATAAAGTAAATACAGGATTGCGTAAATTAAAATTAATTAGTAAAGAAACTTTTGAAGATAATTTGCTTACATTTGATCAGATGTTTGACACTGCTCAAAAATTAAAAACACCGTTAAAAGAAATTAATGAACAATCAAGTGCAACAAAAGAAAATTTTGGAAAAGCAGAAAAATCAATAAGAAAATTTTTAGAACAGCTAGAAAAAAATGCAATCATATCAAGAAAACAATTTAATGAAATGATGAATGCACTTGATAGTGCGGATAAATCAGCAAAAGAATTTGGTTTAAGTCTTGCAAAAATTAAAGATAATATTTTACAGCAATTTAAAAAAGACTTTGAATCAATAAACAGCACACTATCAAAAATGGCTACAAGTGGTATTAAAGCATTTTCAAGAGGATTAGCAGAAGCATTAGTTCTTGGTAAAGACTTAAATATGACATTTAGAGATTTAGCACAAAAATTATTAGTAGATATTGTAGCTTTTACAATACAGATAGTTATTCAAGAAACAATTAGAAATGCACTTACAAAACAAGAAGTTTCAAATCAAAACAAGATAACAAGTGAAAAGAAAAAACAATTAAAAATGCAAATGGCAATGATGGCGATGTCAGGAAATCCTATGGCTTTATTTGGATTTGCAGGATTTGATAAAGGTGGTGCAGTATCAAAAGGTAAACCTATAGTAGTAGGCGAACGAGGTGCAGAGTTGTTTATTCCTAATAGCTCAGGACAGATTACACAATCGGCTAGAGGTACAGGTGGTGGTGCTACTACAGTTAATTTTAATATCAACACAGTAGATGCTTCTGGCTTTGATGAATTATTACAAAGATCAAGAGGAACTATTACACAATTAATTAATAATGCAGTAAATGAAAATGGGAGTAAAAATTTAATATAATGTCAGGTGCTTTTCCAATATCTTCTGCTAAATTTGAAACTTTAGGAATTAAATCAATACAAAATA